CTTTCAATTCAGGGTCAAGCGTGATCTGTTGCTCTGTACCATCATCACCCAAAATGCGAACAATGCGTTTTGTATCGTAAATCTTGGGGTAAAGGTCAATCAGAATCTTGCCTGTAAACTGAATTGCCATGTTTTGCATATCTTGAAAGTGAAATGTAACTCGTTCACCTTGGTTGACACGCTTCTCAATGGATACGCCCGACAATTCTTGGCTTTGAGCGCCAAAAGTTTGATCGTACTGACCCGAAGTCATCATTAGCTCTTGCGCTGCCTGTGCCATACCGTCCATGTAAACGGGTGAAGACATAGGTGCAGGCGCACGGGCAGGGTTAGGAATGGGGTTGCCTTGCTCGTCTGCATGGTTGTATGGCAGATAAGCGTGGTTTTCGGTGTTAGCCGTTGCCCAATAGTTTTCCAAGCCCTCAATGGCCTCAACAGGCGCAAGGTAAGGCGACTTAGATTGCAATGCGCCGTACTCTAGGGCAGCCGCAGCGTTGTAGTTGTAGGCGCGTTGAGCGTCTTTCATGTAGCGTACCAAACCTTTACGGTCTAGCTTGCCTTCAAGCGTGATTTCCTCGCCTGGCACACGAACGATTGGCACATACTTACCAGCCCAATCGCCTTTTTCCAAAACAGTATTACCACCAATCAAGTATTTCTTGATACTGCGCTTGTCAATACGGCGGCGTTGAATGTCAGCACCAAGTTTGATAGCTTCATTGAGCATCTTTTGCTCATCACGAGACAAATTAGACTGCTTTTTGTAAGTCAGCGAACCGTCTTCATTGGGAATTGAGTACAGCCATTCTTTCTTTTCCTCAACTTCATAGTAAGTGGCAAGGCGAACAACGTCTTTTGTAATCCAGTTTTGGCTACCTTGAGCCTCCACAGCAGGCAGCAGGGTATTAGGGAATCGGCGGCGGAATTCCTCTTTTGGCATATCCTCATAGATAAAACCAAACTTAGCATCTGAACCGTCACGCTTTTTAATGTGCGGGTCAAGATAGATAGACATCGTGTCTGGCACTTCTTTGATGTAAATCTCTTGGTCAAAGCTGGAATCGTCAGCGTAGGCTGTCGTAACAATCCAATAGCCAATACCGCCACCAACTTGCGATTCAGCCGCCATGTCATAAGCGACCTTGGCGTTTGAAATGTATTCAGTGTGACGCACCAAGCCTTCAAAGACTTGAGCAGCCTCATAGGTTGCCTCATCATTGGTAGGGTGAACCGTAACGCTAGGCTTGTTGGCCTTTAAGTTGTTGACAACGTGCAGCCAGTGCGTGTGCGTCTTGTTGATCGTCACCATTGGCTGAGTATTCAAACGGCGTCTAGCTTTGACCGCTGGCTCCCATTGGTCTTGATTATCCGAATCAGCAAACAGGAAACGCATATCCTCACGGAAACGCTGACGGGTATCTTGTTCCCAATCTAAACAGGCTTTAAAGTGCTTTTGCGCTCTTGCAACAATGTCTTCGTCTTTGTCGTATGCCATGTTTACATCCAGTATCCCGATGTGCGGGAGAAATTGTTAATCGGTCTCGTTTGCAGTTTGGCTTTGTCTTTTTCACGATTTCTGAGCATTCCAGGGAAAAGTTCAGTCAAAACCCAAATCCAAGCGTCTGCTCGGTTAGGAGATTTGCTTCCCGTGTACCCATTTGATGCAAAACCAGACAATTCTTCTTCCAAATCAGCAAAACGACCAACGTGCCTAATTTTACCTTGCTCGTACAAACTTGCAAATGGTTCGGCGCGTACAACTTTGCCGCGAGTCGCCGAAACCGCTTTAAAGTTAGTCTTTGGTCTGGCAGCTTGAATCACCGCCTCCACCATTGCGCCGCCATAATTGGTCTCGCCCACAATAACGTCAGCTTTGTGGCGATCAAACGCAGAGACAGCCATGCGTCCCCATGTAGCAGGGCCAGCCTTTACGGTGGCGTCTTCAAGTAAATAGGCGTTTCCGTCAACACCAAGTCCACCGACCACAATACCAATAGCGTCAGCGTCAGCGTTATCAGAATCACCTGCTCCAGAAGGGTCAACTCCAACAATGATTCGTGCCATATCTGGTAAATCATCAGGATTAGCCCTCCAGCGATCAATAGCGTCATCAGGGAATAGCTGATTTGGATTGGCATCGGTGAATTCCCCATCTAAAAAGCGCTTACGCAGCCTTGCGCTCAGGTTTTCCAATGTGCTTAGGTAATCATCCGAGAGATTGTCTTGGTTATCCCTTGGGTTGATTTGGAAATAAGCATAATCCTGCGAACTAGGAATATTGGCCTTTGTCTCGGGGTCACGCTTCAGCACGAAAAGCTGGTACGTCCAATGGTTTTTGTTAGGCGGGTTGCAATCAAAGAACATACGGGGTTTAAGCAGCTTAGGCTCTCTCCCCTCAATTTGCTGCATAACCTTTTGAGCCAAGCGCGTGATTGCAATCCCAACTGGTTGCCAGCTAATCTGACTTGATTCATTCAAGTAGATTGAGGCGAATTCCATACCCAAAATCTTTTCGGTGCGCTCTTTGTCGTCCAAGCCACCAAACCAAATTTCTGCGCCATTTTGAAATTTAACAAACCAGCTTTGCTTGTCCAGTTTGTACTCAACGCCAGGGAAACACAGCTTCATTACTTTGGGAAAGGTGTCGTACACCACTGAATTGACCACATGGTTAAAGCGAAACCGCAGAATTGTGTGCCTACTGTCAGGCGTCTTGAGCGCCCTAGTAATGATTTGCCGAACAATAAGGAAAGTCTTTCCTGACCGACTGCCACCAAATAACATGATGTATTTGTAGTCAGCCGATAAAACCCTTTGCGCCTCGATTTGCTTTTGGGTGAGTTTCAAGCGTCTTCGTCCAAGTTGTTCATAGCCACCACGCGAACAGGACCGCCACCTTCGCCCATGTGCTCTTGCTTAACAGTTTCAGACCACCGCATTTGGGTTTTAGTCCACCAAATCAAACTGGTTGTATCGCCGCCCAACGCTTTGCTGTAAAGAGTCTTTGCTATTTGTCCATGCGCCTTGGCTTTACCCAAATCTAATTCTTGGCGGTAATGCTTACGCAAAGTCTTATCGTCAATGCCAACAAGCACAGCAATAGACTCATGGGGCAAGCCTAATCCACTACTAGATTCAACCAGCTTGCGGGTTTCGGGCGTTGGTTCATGTTCGTGTGACATTTTATAAAGGGGAAGTGTTACATTAGTTTACTGATTCTGTCGGGTTTGTCAACAACTCGGCTTTTTTGCCTGTGAAGTCTTCCCATCGTTTTACGATCACATCGCAATACTTTGGGTCTAATTCCATCAGCCTGGCTATGCGCCCATTCTTTTCGGCTGCGATCAAAGTCGTACCGCTTCCACCAAATGAATCTAGCACTATGTCGCCGCCCTTTGTGTTGTTAAGTAATTGATACTCAAACAAAGCCACAGGCTTCATAGTTGGGTGTTCACCGTTGCGAGAAGGCTTTTCAAACTCCAAAATAGTCGTTTGTTTGCGGTCTGTTGCCCAAAGGTGGCCTGCACCTTCTTTCCATCCATACAAACAAGGCTCGTGCTTCCAGTGATAATCTTGTCTACCCATAACCATACTGGACTTTTTCCAAATAAGGCATTGGCGTACTTTCCAACCTGCGTCTTGGGCTGCGCCACGAAAGTTATAGCCTTCGGAATCGGCGTGCCAAATATAAAAAACAGCACCAGCTTTCATTACAGCATCGGCGGCAACGTAAGCATCGCGCAAGAACTGACGGAATTGGTCATCGCCCATGCTGTCGTTCTGGATGGTCAGGCTGTCTTTGGTTTTACCCTCATAAGCCACGTTGTAAGGTGGATCTGTGAGCCACATATCCACAGCTTGACCGTCACAAAGGCGCTCTAAATGGTCAATACTGGTGCTGTCTCCGCACATAAGGCGGTGTTTGCCAAGTTTGTATATGTCGCCAATCTTAGTTTTTGGTTCAGGCGGCAATGGTGGGGCTTCGTCTTCATCCGTAAGTCCAGCGTTCAACTCAACAGGATTTAGCGCCTCAATTTCATCAAGGCTGAAACCTGTCAATTCCAAATCAAAGCCAAGCTCTGCCAACTGGTCAAATTCCAGCTTCAGCATTTCATTGTCCCACCCTGCGTTCAGCGCCAGGCGGTTGTCGGCAATGATGTAAGCCTTCTTTTGGGCTTCAGTCAGGTCTTTTAGCTCAATGGTCGGGACTTCGGTGTAGCCTAGCTTACGCGCAGCCATGAGGCGACCGTGGCCAGCAATGATGCCGTTGTCACCGTCTACCAATATCGGGTTAGTCCAGCCAAATTCCTTTATGCTTGCCGCTATTTGTGCCACTTGCTCATCGCTGTGGGTGCGACTGTTTTTTACATAAGGGATTAACTCAGTTACTAGCTTTTGAGTTATCTGCATTCTGATCTCCAAAGTAATCAACGTCTGGCAGACTTTCTGCCTTGAATTGCGCCAGTTGCAGGGCTGCTTGTTTGCCTAGCTTCATTACCAACGCTTCGACTGATTCCATTGGGAGCTTTCTCAAGCCCATAAAGATCAAATCCGACTCTTGGATGGAAAGGTCGGAATATGCGAGTTTCAGATTTTCGATTTGCATTTTTAGTTTCGGGTTGTGTTGAAGTTGCCTACTATACGGTAATTTGCCGATAGTTCATGAATCCAAGTTAACGCAATCTGCGCGGCTATCCCGTCACCGATCACGTTAACCTGAATCTCATCATCATCCTCATTCGCTTGAATGAAGATTTGACAAGTCGTTACTTCTTCTTGCGCTTTGATTTTTCAGCCTCACGCTTTTCAGCATAAGCAATCGCCACAGATTGTTTTACGGGTTTACCCGCTTTAATCTCAGCTTTTACGTTTTCTTGAAAAGCCTTCTTGCTGGTCGATTTTTTCAAAGGCATGATTATTGTCCGTGAATGATTGCAAAGTTCAGCTTAACAGCTTCTGACAGTGAACCGCCAGAAATGTTATACAAACTCAACACAGCAGAGCCTGAACTAATAGACGACACATAGGCCGTATAAGAGCCAGCACTAGCAGCGCCGCCTGAGACGTTCACAATCAAAACATCACGGGGAGACAACAAAGAGTTGTTCAATGTGAAACTAACGGTTGTATTGTTTGCCAATGCAGCGTTATTCATTGTGATTTGACCATTGGAGTAATTCAAAGTCACAGCAGTAGCTTTGCTGGTGGCTTGAGTTACTGCACCTTGGGCAGCTTGAGAATAACCGATTTGCTGGTTAGCAAAACAAGTATCAAATACGGGGTCGCTGACCGCTACGCCTGTGTATGCCATGATTTACCCCTTATTTGCGATTGCCGCTGTTAATGTTGCCTTGAGGCATCATAGGGACGCCGTTCACACGAACTGGCTCTTTAGTTGGGCCTTCAGGTGGCTCAAAGTGATTGCGATCACCAACACGGCAACCGTGAGCGTATTCGACAGCAGCTTGCAAATGGCCTGTGTCGTGCAAACCGTCTTTTGACTTTTTGCTACGTTCGGCTTTGGATTCAATTGGCAGTTCTTTCATGATTACTCCTAGGAAAAGAAAGGTTTTTTGCGCCCTTCAATTATCACAAAAGCACAAAAAAAGTCAATGCCAACTGTCTATTCGGTGATTCGGCTAGTTAGGGCAGAAAGCTGGAAAATTCCCTAAATCTCACATCCTAGAGCGCCAGCTTAACCAGTTGACACCCCGATTATAGGTGTTGGCAAGAAAAAGCACCCCAGAGGAAAATCGAGAAAACCCCTATGCCTAGACTTGCCAACGCAAGTATTTTAATCACCTTTTAGCTCGTCAGGCCACAAACCCGCAGCGTATAGCTTTGCGCGGGTTTTCCCGTATGCCATCATAAACAGATTGCGCTTTTGCTCTTTGTTCAATCTGCCGCCTTGGTCAAGTTCGTAATGGCAAATTTGGCATAAAGCTGCTGTAAACTCATCAGAAGATTTCAGCCCCCTACCTTTGCCATGTTCAGCAAGGTTTGAATGTGCCGCCTGCGTCTGGCCTTCAATGTAGCAATTCTGGCAGGGCAATGATGCTACGTTTTTCAGGTGTTGCTTGCTACGGAAGTAATTAAACTTTGGTCTGGCAGTCATATCACCACCACATTCTTGCCATGTGAACGGATGTTGTTGCGGGTTTTTTCAATCATGCGCTCGTAAACCGACCTTGCCACGCTTGTACGCTGTAAATCATGCCATTCCCGCACGTTTTGAAGCGCTTTGATGCCTTGACCATCCAATCCCATACGTTCGGTGGCTTCGTACCTTAAAGCGGCTTTGTGTAGACTTTGTTGAGCTAATTTGCAGTCTGGCAGGGCTTCAGGGCCGATGCCGCTTTTGGCAAATGTTTCGCAGATATTCATTAAATCAACAAGCATACGCCAATCGTCAACTGTGCCTTGACCCATCCGCATAGATTCTAAAGCTGACAATTCAGCCAAACGCAGTTTGTTTAGGCTTGCCTCGTCTGTGATAGCAGCGCCTGCAATAGCATGACTGATTGGATTAATTTGTGTTGACCAAATCTTCCTTCGGCATTGTTTTCTCACTTCATGCTCCTGATTTCATCCAAAACTTTGTAAATTTGTTGGTCTGGTTTGCGTCTGAGAACACCAAGGATTTTTTCTCGTTCTTGTTCTGCTACCAGTTTTGCAAAGGCTTCAAGAGACAAAGGATTGCAAACAAAGCATCCTTTAAATCCACTATTTTCGGTAAACGAAGCCTGTCTAGCCATCTCAATGATTTCATCTTGTGTCATTCTTGTCCCCTTGCTCGGATTTCTTCTGCAATAACTTTTGAAGGATGAAGCCAACCTACCGCCCATTCGTCAGCTATCTTTGCACACGCCTCGCGTTCTTTGGTTGCTACCAATTTGGCAAAGGCTTCAAGTTGCTTTTGATTGGCCGTTAATTCAAAAGCATTAGACATATCAAAAACCCACTCCTCGCCTTTGGCAAGTATTTCAGCTTGTATAACCATTTTAATAATTTCATCTTGTGTCATTCTTCACCTCTTGCTTTTCCAAACCAAAGCGCCAATGATTGAGACAATGACAACGGCGATTGTGTAAACCGTTTCAATGTCCATCACGATGTCAATGTGAAGTGAAGGTTGAATCATGTGTTTTCTCCTGTGGAATTAATCATTGCACTATAAATTTCCTCTGCCTCTTCCCAAGAAAGCGTGTAGTCTTTTCCTGTGTCATAGCAACCCCGCAAAAATGTTGTTTTCTATCCGTTTCCAAGCCTGTCCTGTGCGTACCCTGCAAATCAGCGACTTGTCTACCCCAAATTTTTCAGCCAAAACCCGCGAAGGCACATCAGTGGCTCGTATCTCATCCACTTTGTCCCATGACAATTTACCTTCGGTTTGTTGCTTAAACTTTTGAATCTTAAGCCTTTTTGCAATGCTTTGAACCGCACGTTTGCCATTGCGTGATGACATTTTGGAGCGACTTAAGCGCATGGCATGATCTGGATTGATACATCGGTGGTTGTCGCACTTCGGGACAATAAACCCACCTGCTACAAAATCTTTGCCCAACAAACCAGAAAACAACCGTCTAACGCTTGTCATTTTTCCGTTGTTGCTCACATAAGGTGTGCCGTTTGCAAAATATCCTTGCCACTCCAAACAATCACCGACTTCAATTGTTCTAGCCAACAAAGATTCGGATGTGTGAATTGCGTGTTTTTTTGTGTTCATTGTGTTGCTTTATCCGTCATACGATTGCTAGCTTCTTCGCTACGCCAAACATCAACCCGCATCCTTGCAGCTTCCATTCCCCACTTGAGGAATTCCTCGATTTCAATAGCCGCAGCCAAGCCCTCTAAAAGCGCCTGATAGTCTGGGTGGCTATATGCGTATCGCTCTTGTGCGTTTGCCGCTTCTATGCCTGTTTTAAGGGCTTCTGTCATCAGTAAAGCCTTTTTGGACTTCCTGAATTCTTCAAGGTGGCAGCGTTTGGCTTTTGCGGCTGCAAATTCTTTGCGATTTTTTAAAATGTAATCAATTGCTTCATGGGCGCTCATCATTTGTCCTTAATAGCCCCGATTGCTCTTAGGGCTGCTTCTGCGTTGTCAACACGGCACAATGTACCACCAATCCAATGCTCAAAAAACTCCTGTTGTAATTTTGTCAATTTCTTTTTGTGGTCAGATTTGATTTCTACAAGCAGGGTCTTTGAGCCATATCCCACCAATAAATCCACAGGCAAACCAATAATCCAAACGTAAGCGCCAGCGGCTCTTAACGCACTGACAATCTGGTCTTGATTAACGTCCACTCGCGCAGCGTGTCTCATTCGCTACCCCGCACAATGTTAGCTTCGCCTTGCTGTTGCTTCTGCCATTCCACGCCAAGGTCGTAAGCGTTAGTCATGGCGGTCACGGTGTTTTCGTCCACGCCTACTGAGCGCAATAAAACAATCAATTCTTCTTTTGACATTTCAATTCCTCAATCTTCTGTGCAACGTCTTGACCCAACTTCTTGAACAATCCCGAAGGTTCGTTCATAAGCTGCTTCACCATAAATCTGGCGTGATCTAACGTAGCAGGATTCATAGCCATCTTTGCGTAATGGTTTACTTGGTCGTTGTAAATCTCCGCATACGAAAAGGG